ACATACACGCCAAAGGCGCAGTTGTAGATGCTCGATGAGCAAGACGCCGGCGCGTTGGCCTGGTTTCCGTCCATCGTGAAGTTCTCAAACAACACATAGGAAGCGGCCGTGGTCCCGCTCGCAGTCTGGAAGATGCCGCCGACCTGGTTCGCAGCGATCTGGACTACTACCTGCGGACCGATGCCGTAGATGATGTCGTAGTTCGCAACGGTGTTGCCGGCCAGCAGCACGTAGGTGCCGCCCTGCGTGAACTTGAGGTTGTGGTTCGCGCTGAGCGTGAAGGGCGTGCTTTGCGTGGTTCCGCAGGTCTGATCAACGTCGAGCTCGATCGGCGTGCCGACGTAGGCTGCATCCGCCGCCTGAATCTTCGCGCCGATGTCGGCGCCAGGGTAAGAGCAAGCGCTCGCGACGGCCGTGGAACAAGCAGCCGAGGCGCCGTTGGTGGTCCAGCAGTTCGAGGCCGATCCGCCAGACTCTGCCTGCAGGCCTGCCGCGGTCACGGTCCCGGGGAATAGCGGGTTGGTCGCCGGCCCTGCGGCGGCCGCCATGGCCACCTGCGCCAGGCCGCTGGCCCAGGCCGTGGCCCTGACGCGCACATAGGTCGCGCCGCTGGTCGACGCTGACCAGGTGCCATTGGCAGATGAAGTCCCCAACGCCGTCCACGTCAGCGTGCTCAGGTTCGAATAATTGGCGTTCGGTGCGCTGGTGGTCGCCGTTTCCAGCGTCCCCGTCCAGGTGCCCGTAACCGTCACCACCACCCACGGTGTCCCCGGCGGCAGCTGGTAGTAGACGCAGTTCGACGATCCGCAGGGCGTGCCCTGCGAAGTGATGTTGCCGAAGGTCGTCGTGTTCTGCGCGTGCAGCGCCGAGGTTACCGCGCACACCAGCGCGATCGCCCAAAAGTACCGCTTGAGCATGAGGTTTTCCTTTGTTTACTAACTGGGTTCGACTACGATATTTACGAGGGAAATCAGCTATGCGCGTCCGTCGCGACTACCAGGTCAAATGCCCCGCCTGCAAGGCCCGCAACGGGCAGCCATGTAAAGGCAAAGAGGGCGAGAGGCTAACAGGCGTCCACTTCCAGCGCACCATGGAGCTCCGCGCCGCCACCCTCGAGGCCTACAAGGTCCTTTACGCGCCGCTGGCGGCGCAGATCACATCCGCCATTGAGAGGTGAAATCATGGATCTCTATCATTCCCTCGTCATAGGACTCCTCGTACTCATTGCCTTCTATCCAATCCTCAAAGATCAGGCCACGGACCGCGCCGAGAGAATTCGTCGGCAACTCCAAGACCAGAGGGACGCGATCAATTCGACCCACGCCGCATTACGCGAAGCCCGCGGCGAGGTGGCCACGCGGCAGCGCCGCGCCAAGGAACAAAAGGGCTTCTACGGCGAGGACTCCGAGAGGGCGTGCAATGACAATCTCAAGTATTTGCCCGGCGCTATTCAGCACGTTGAGCACCTCGAAGGCATCCTTGAGCGCGAGCTTGCGGCGGCGGGTGTTAGCGGCCGACCTACCGATCGCTTGACCCCGCCGCGTCAACCGCAGCCTTCGACCGCAGATACTCGTCAGAATAAAAGTTAGGCTGGCCGGCCGGGCCCGTGTGCGGGTCACTGATCATCGCGCCACTGGCCACAGCCGCAGGAATCAATCGTCCAGACACGCCTGTCGCCCGCGTGACCGCTGGCAGCCCCTGATCTCGCATCAGCCAATCCACAAAAGTTGGGGCGTTCATCAGCTTAGCCAACGCATACTGAGCCGCGTGATACGCGCCCGTCAAGCCGAGGCCGAGTGGATGGCCAGTAGCCGCGGCGCCGATCGCTGTGCCACCTTCGCCCATCTCGCCCATCTTTTGACCGAGCTTCGCGGATCCGCTCGGGTTCACGTCTTCATGGAGCACCGTGCCCGCATTCCCGATATCCTCGAGCTGCGTGCGCTGCTCCGGCGTGAACAGCGCGTCGCGATACGACTCCGGCAGCTTGTTCCACATGCCCTGGAAGTTCTTGAAGTTGTAGCCGCCCTCTTTCGTTGTGCCCAGCACCTTCTCAAGCACCCCTCGCTGGATCGGCCCGATCCCTTCGGGCCCCAGCGCATCGACGAGCGATTTGGCCATCTCCGGCGTCCTCGATATCCCATTGACCAGCGTAGACGGCGAGGCCGATCGCACAGCCTGATAGAACGGATGCGAAGGATTGTCGTAGGTGCCCTTCATGTTCGCCCAGGCTTCGTTGGCATCGCGGAATACCTGCAGGCCCTGGGGCGACAATCCGCCGGCGCCCGTGGTCATCGTCTGATCGGCGGCGCCGGCGAGCTGCTGCAGCCAGCCGCCGGCCTGGTTCTTCACGATGTCTGGATTCGTGCGAACCATCTCGAGCAGATCCGAGCGCAGCTGGTGAACTTCAGGGAAGCTCATCGGCCGCGACTGGAAGTTATTGTCGGCGCCGGCGAGATCCTTCACGATCTTCCACGCGTTGCCGGGGATCAGCGCAGGATGCGCTTCATAGTAGGCTTTGTTCGCGTCATAGATGTTCTGCGCCGTCTGCTGAATGGTCTGCCCTTGCAGCATGCGGCCGCCGGTCTGCCGATCGAGCTCAGAGAATCCCTCGGCCGCCCCGTTCTGCAATGTCGTCTGCGCATCGCGCAGGCCCTGCTGCACGGCCGCGCCGCCGGCTTCCGGCCCCTGCGGCGACATCGTATCGAGCAGCCGATCAGTGAAGCGATTCAATGCCGCGATGTTCGCAGCGCGCGCCCGCGCATAGGTCGGCGCCGCGGTGAGGCTATTCTCGTTCACATTCTCGGCGCCCTTCAGTAGCGGCGATCCCGTCGCCTCGGCCGCATTCGGTTGCACACCGACACCCTTCATCGATTCATAACGCGCCGCCGGCGTCAGGTCCGTCCCCGCCATCGGCGCATTCACGTCGCCCGCGATTACGCCCTTCGGATTCCATCGCTGGCTCACAAAATCCCACGCCGACGGCAGCATTCCATTGCGCACCGCCTCTGGGATAAGCCGATTCGCGCCGCCCACCGTGTTCACCGGCCCCTCAGCCCCGGCGGCTGGGGCTTCGCCGGCAGCTCCAAGTGCCGGCGACGGCTTCACGCCTGAGACCGCCGCGCCCATCACGCGGCCGCCCTCGACAGTGCCGGCCACCTGCCCAGCCAGATTCTCGAGCGCGAGCGCATTGCCGCCGGCCGCCTTGTCGCGCATATACTGATCGACCTCAGGCGCGACGACATCCTCGCTCGCCGCGGCTGCCGGCCCGTAGATCGCCGCATCACCGGCCACCTTCGCCACACCCTTGGCGGTGTCGATCGGGTGAAGCAGCGGCTGTGCCATGGTCTTGACAGCCTGGCCGCCAATCTGCAGCGCGCCGCCCACAATGCCCTGGTCGCGGCCACCACTGCCTACGGGATTGGTGAGCGCGTTCCAGAATGTCGGACGGTGCGGATCAGCCTCGGCGTCCTTCTGAAACCGCGCCTCCTCATCGGGCGACGCAAACTTGGTTCCCGCCAGGCCGTTGGTGAAGACCGGCACATTCGAATAAGGCACGCTGAGCGTCTGCCCATCATTCGTCGTGATCTTATAGGTGCCCTCGCCCTTGGGGTTCGCCGTCAGCGTCGAGAAGTCATGCTTCGACTGCGCCGCTACCGCCCCGCCGTGCTGCGCGGCAAGAGCATCGTAATCGACCTGCACAGAGCCGCCGTGCTGGGCGGCAAGCGCGTCGTAGTCGACCGCAGGCGTGCTCATTGGATCCCCGCGTTCTGTCTAAACGCCGCTGCCGATTGCTGATCCTTAAACGTATAGACCTTGCCATTCGGCGCCGTCACGGTGATGGCCGCGCCCGCCCCGCCGCCCACAGGCTGCCCCGCAGTCTTGATGCGATTCTGGATGTCCTCGATCTGCTGCTGGTAGGACGCATGCCGGTTGCTCATGTCCTGCTTCAGCGTGGTCAGCGACGATACCAGCGCACTGTAGGGAACGTTGCCGTCGATGATCTCCTGCAGCTCGTGGCGCGAGCTGTCGCTCAGCACGCCGGTTGCATTCGACGAGTTCAGCACCTTCGCCGACTCAGTCTGCGCGGTGTTTAAGGCCGTCTTGAACGCGGCCATGTTATCGGTGCCGATCATGTTCGCGCTGATCATCCGCACCGGCACGTTTGCAAAGCGCGCGCCAAGGTCCGGAATCTTCTGCGCCGTCGTTTGCAGCAGGTTGATGTTCTTTTCAGCGGTTGCCTCAAAGGCGCTCACCTGGTCAAAGTTCCGCTGCAGCCCTTTCAGTGAATCGGTATTGGCCTGCAGAATTGCTTTGTTAGCAGCGATGCCGCTGCCGCCGGACTGCTGATCGAGTGCGGCCGCGCGCGCGATGATCGCCGACGTCGTCTGAGGACTGCGCGAAAATCCAGCCGGCATCTGTCCCGTCTGGCGGTAGTTGTTCGCAGCCAGATCGAGCGCGTCCGAGTCCCCCGGCTTGCCAAGCAGGTTCGAGTTCGCCATCATCGCCATGGGCGAGTTTTGCATCACCCACAGTTTGTAGTCGCTCGGCCCCTTCCCGGGATTCTTTTTGATCCAGTCGGCCTGCTGCATCATCTCGGCAGGCACGCCAGGCGCGCCACCGTTCTGCTGATAGAACTGGGTCTCAGCTTGCCCCTTACTCAGATCAACCTGCTTCTGCTGGCGCGCCATCGCGTCATCGAGATACGCCTGATGCATCGACAGCATCGGCCCAAACTGCTGCAGCTGCTCCTTGGTCATCGGCTGCTGCGGATTGAGCGGCATCTTCTGATTGCCCGGGATGGCGTCATACTGCTGCGCGATCGAGGGCCAGCTCTGCGCCAGCTGATCGTCCGGCATGTTCATGGCGTTGGTGTAGAGATCGAGCGTCTGCTTGTGCGCAGCGGCCGCGTTGGCCAGGCCCTTCTCGTCGAGGGTCGCGAGAGAGGTCCGCTGGTCGATGTCGGCCTTCTTCATCTGCTGCCAGCCCTGCATCGAGATCGCGCCCTTGTTGGCCAGGGCGTCCGCGAGGTCGCCGATCGTCTTACCCTGATTCGCCGGGTCCTGCATCGCGGTCCGGAAGGTCTGCTGATCCTTTTGCGCCTGCTGCTGCTGCTGCAATTGAATCTGACCGCTGTCGACGCTCTGCTGCGCCTCCTGCTGCTGCAGGGGAGCCATCGCCGCGCGCTGTGCCTGCTCCTGCTGCGCGCTCTTGATGCCCATCATCTGGGCGTACTGCTGCAGCATATTCGGAGGCTGCTCAATAGGAGCGGTGTGCAGCGCCGGCAAAGGGATTGTCGCCATGAGTATCTTTCTCCTAGCTCACATAACTGGCGTAAGGAGCGCCGCCAGGCTGCCCGGCCATTCCGTTGGAGTTAAACTGCGGGTTGCCGTTTACTGGGTTCTGGTTGTTTTGCATCAGCTGCTGCAGCATCATCATCTGGCTGAGCGAATTCGTCGCGCCCGTAATCCCGCCGCCCCATGCGTTCGCCGCGCCCATGTAGCCCGAGGCTGTCGCCGCGCCCGCGTTCTGGTAGTCCTGCCCCAGCTGCGCGCCGGTGTTGGTGAGCGTGTTCGCTACCTGCCCGGCCGACGTGATGCCCTGATTGCCCAGGGTCTGCGCTGTCGTCTGACCCATGCCCGCGATCGCCGCGAGCCGGTTGAACTGGTTAGCCTGGTTGTTCGCCCAGGTGTTGTAGTTGGTGTTATAGCTCTGCAGCGCCTGGTTGTAGGTGTTGTTGTAATTGGTGCTGGCCAGACCCTGCCCAAACTGATTTTCGGCGTTCAGCGTCCCACCCGTCAGCAGCGAGCCGTTCGCCGAAGCGCCGGCCTGGACAGCACCCTCGCCCTGATTCAAGGTGAACTGGTAGCCGGGCGTCGCTGCAGCCTGCGCCGCCGTGGGCGCGGTGAACTGGCCGCCAGGATATTGCTGCATCAACGAGCCAAACGTGCCAAGGTTGGTATTGCCGGTGCCCACCAGCGGCGTCACTCCCGGCATGTCGACGGTCCCGCTCACACCGGGAATCGTCAGCGACTGGCCAGGCCGCGCGGTCCCGCCGCCCACCGTCGCGCCAGGCGCGATGCCCAGCAGGTAGCCGAGCGACGCCAGCGAGTTCGCGCCGGTCTGCAGGAACGGCTCCTCGTTCGCCTGATTCTGCTCCTGAGTGTTGACCTCATTCTGGAGAGACTCCTGCCCCAGGTCGCCCTGAATCCGCGCGGCATAATCGGCCGCGTTCGCCTGGGTGGCCGCAGCCTTGCTGGCCGCGCTCGATTCAAGGCCCGCCGCACCGAGCGATCCGCCTGCCGCCAGACCGCCGCCGATCATCAAAGCTGTCCCGGTCGCTATCCCCGACATGCTTTTACTCCTGTCACGATGACGATGTCCCCGTTGTCCTGACGCCGCGAAAGCAGCGCGCTCGCCGCGTCGGTAAACTCAGCCTCGGCCTGCTCCACCGTCTCCGCATTCGACGGAAAGATCATGGTGATCTCGGTAGGCTGAAAGGTCACATACACCTGCATGCGCAGGGCAGCCGCCGGCATACATTGATAGCCCTCGATCTTGTACCAGCGGCCTCCCGCAAAAACATGGGCCCCGCCGTGCACGATCAGCATCGTCGGGATCTTGATGAGCACGCTCGTGATCGCAACACCGGCAGCCAGGCGGCAGGTGCGCGCGTACATTCCGGCATGCAGCACATGCTCCATCTGCGGTCGAAAGCGAAGATCCTCCGGCAGCGATGCCTCACGTGCTTCCATCTTTTCGCTGATCGTTCTGATCAGCTCGATAACCTCCGGAGGCGCCGGCGGAAGCGTGCTTTCCGGGATTGCGAGATCACTCATAGCGTCCTCAGAAAAACCGTGTTCGAGTGCCGGTAAGGCTTCAGCAGTCGCAGCAGCTTCTCAAACTGGCTGCCCGCGGGCGCCGTGTAGAGGATCAGAACGCAGCTTTGCGCGCGCCCGTAATCCTCAACCGCGTTCATCAGCAAGTTGCCGTTGCGGCCGTTGCGCGCCTTATCCATCAGAAAGAAGCTTTCGACCGTCGCGATGCGTTTGTTGTAGTGGGGCACAACGTAAACCACAACCGACGCAAATCCCACTGCGTGGCCGCCGGCAAACGCCCCAAAGCACCGGAAGCATCCGGTCTTCTCCATCGCCTCATAGACAGCCGGCTGCGGGTCGACAGGCGCGAGCTCAGGCAACGCGCACTCGGCCTCATATTCGGCCATCAGCTCGGCCGCATTCGCCGCCTCAAAAATTTCATGAGAAGGTACGCCGTAGACCTTGATCATCAGTAGCCGATCACATGAAAGAAGCAGGAGGCGGGCGACTGCACCGTATGACCGCTCGAATAGGCCACCGTCGGCGCCGTCAGGCTGGCCGTCATGATCATGCAGGTGTAGTTGTCATTCGACGAGCCGCCGGGGTTTCCAGCGCAATAGGTCGCGTTGCCGCCGTCGCAGCCGTTTGGGCTAAACACGGCCGTGATATTGGCAAGGCTCGTGAAGGCGTGCGGCCAGGTCATTGAGAAGCTGCCGCCGTCCTGGCCGCCGAAGGTGGGCGTCAGTCCCCACTCCTCATAGCTCCCGTCCGGATTTTGGCGATAGCAGTTTCCGCCGCTGCAGACCACGCCCACCGAGCCGCTGCCGCTGGTGCCCACCGTGATCCAGTTTGTTCCGTCAAAGAGCGCGACCAGCCCCGTCGTCGCGCCCACACCGTTCGCCATCACCGGAGGATTGATCAGATTCGCCGGCCACACCACGGTATAAATGCTCGACCCGAGCGGGATCCCCGGCGTCCCGGTGCTGGGCACGCCGATCTGAATATAAGAAGCGCTGGTCGTCGTGAACCAATAATTCTCGGCGCCGGTCCCGGTGCCGATGTAAAACTTATAGGCCGTCACACCCGCGCCCACGGGGCAGTTCCAGGTGATCGTGTTGGTCGATCCCGACCCGGTCGTCTCTGTGGCCTCAGCGCTCGGCAGCGACTCCGTCGTCCCGAAGAGATAACTGCACTTCGCGTAATACGCCGTCGTGCCCGGCAGCGCGCCGCCCGTGGTCAGGGTAGAGAAGGTGGGGGCGGCGCTGGGTGCGGTTGTCGTCGACGAGCCTTGGGTCAGCACGATCGAGATCAGCTGCCCGGCCGTGCCGCCGGAGATCGAGCTCGCCGTGACGTTCCCCGAGAGCACCATTTCAAAGGAGCTGAAGCTCTGCGGAGAGTACGTAGGCGTGGCAGTAAACGGAATCACATCGAGGTTGCCGGTGAGCGGCGTCGTCGTCGTCGCAGACGAGTTGGCGATCGTGTTCCAGTTGGTCCCGTCAAACACCGCGGCAATGCCCGTGCAGGTGCTCGCGCCGGCCGACACCGGAGGCGCCCGCAGCACGTTGGTCGGCCACACAAACGAGTAGGTGCCCGTCGCGTTCTGGCACACGTCGATCGTCGCAATCTGCCCGATGGTGCCACCGGTGATGGTGCTCGATGTCACGCTGCCGGCGAGCACGATCGCAAAGTTCGAGTAGCTCGCAGCGGGAAAGATCGGAGTGGCGCTATAAGGGACAGTGTCGAAATTGCCGACAAGGATCTGCTGCGTCGTCGACACAGTCGTCCAGAAGCCGCCGTCATAGAAAGCGGTCGCGATCGTGCATGCATTGAGAATGGGATTGATGACGGGAGGGTTTAGATAATTCGCGGGCCACGCGAAAGTGAAGCCGGTCGTAATGCCGCCGATCGTCTGCCCGGTTCCGTTCTGGCAGATATCGAACGTGATCAGCTGGCCGTTGGTCCCCCCGGTGATGCTCGAGGAGGTGACGTTGTTGGTCAGCGTCATCGAAAAATAGCAATACGACCCTGCCGGGAACACGGGCGTCGCACTGAAGCTCAGACCATCAAAAGCGCATGCGAGGCTGGTGAAGGACCCCGACGCCGGCGTCGTCTGCCCGATCGGCGTCGAGTCGATCGTGCTGTCGGTGATCGCGGCCCCGGCGATCGTGCCGCCGCTCACGGCCGCGCCGGTGATGGTGCCGCCCGTCCAGGTGCCGCCGCTGATGGTGACGTTATTGAAGACATTGCCGGGCACCTCGTCGACTGTCCACTGCAGCGCGCCGCTCGCGCAGTTTGTGCCGCCCGTCGACCAGATTGCAAATTTATAGGTGGAGGGCCCCAGCCAGATATTCGCCGAGCCGGTCGCATCAAGAATCACCGGATTCGAGTTCGGCGTGCTCCCCGTCGAATCCGTATAGGTCGCGAGCGGCGTCGACGTGCCGCCCGTGTAGGTGAAGACGCAGCCGCCAACCAGCGCCACGCCGTTTGCATCCGTGAAGGTTACATGAGGACTCTTCCACGGCGACACGGCGACCTGCGCCGAGGCCATCGACGCGCCGAGCAGCAACAGCAAGAGCAGGCTAACTTTGCGTGTATTCATACGATGCGACGACTCCCTCAAATTCCTGCTGCGTTGTGATCTGGTTCCCATCGATGGCAAAGTTCCATGCATTCCGTTCGCCCAGTGCCAGCGGCACCGGCCCATTCGCGCCTATCCCGATCAGCGACACGTTTCCAGACGGCGCATTGGCCAGCGTCCACTTCTTCCCCGCGCCCTGCACCTGCTCGCCCGACACGGATATCGGAATCGAGTTGATCGCCTGATGCCACTGCGCCAGCGCCTGCTGGCCGCCGGCCGACAACACGCCCGTCTTCGGGTCCGTGTAACTCATTGCGGCAAACACCGGCTTCGCAACGATCGGGGCCATTTAGGTTCCTCCGGGGCCCCGGCGACAGGTCCACGTCGCTGGGGTGGTTAAGTCATCTTCCCGTACATCTTGCTCAGCCTCTCCGTCGGCACATCGAAGCCAGGCGTCGCCCGCAGGTCAGCCTCGATGATCTGCCAGGGCGCAGGATCGGTTACCACCAGCTCAAAAACCCGGTCGCGCGCTCTGCCCATCCGCAGCCACCGCGCGCGCCTGGTGTATTCCCCGGCCTGCCCCGTGTCGACCCAGTGCTCATTTCCCCAGGTGCGGCCGCCGTCGTTCGACCAGTGCAGCATCGCCTGCGGCCCGCGCGGATTGCCCGCTCCGTCGAGCAGGGGCGGAATCGGCCCGTCGCCGACATCCATCACCACTTCCAGCTCATGAAAGGTGATCCATTGCCGTTCGCTTGCGATGTGGGGCGCGCGTCGCGCGCGGCGCAGGGGCGCACCATTGTCGTCCAGGTATGCGATGTCCATCAGGTAGATGTTGCCGCTGCTCCAGTCGCCTACCAGGTGCATGTCGAACGCAAAGCAGTGACATGTCGACAAGTGCGCGCTGTAGCCGGTGAAGCCCTTCTGCGACCAGAAGCCGCGCTCATGCCACATCTGTGTCGCCGTGTCGTAGACCCAGGTCGCGCCATTGCCGTCGTTCGCGCTGGGGAAGCGGAGCACCCAGAAGGTGTGCCCCTGGTCGCGATAGCTATAGCCGATCGCGTCACTCGACTTCTGCGGATACCGCGCCCATGCGGCCTCGATCGCGTGATTCGAGATGCGCAGGGGAGTGTAGCCGTTCGCCCGCCATGCGATCCCGCCACCGTTCTCATTGCCGCCGATCCAAAAAGGCGCATTGTCAAGCACGGCGAGCGAGTCCGGCGCGTTGATACCTTCCTCCATAAACCCCACGCCGCCGGCGCCGATCACATCAAAGGGCGTGTATTGATTGGCTCCCGAGTTGTAGTACACCTGCCCATGCCCGTTCGCGCCCAGGATCCAAAGCTGGCGATAGGCCACCTCGATCCCGGCGATGTTCTCAGGGAACACCTCGACCTGCTGGACAGAGAGCGGATTCCATACCGTCCCATCCTCAAGCGACGACACCTGAAACTTGTTGGTGTTCGCCAAAATCACCACAAAGTATCCGTCGCAGAACCGCACCTTCGCAGCGAAGCCTTGCAGGCCGCCCATCGTCCCGCTGAGTGTGTTGGGCGCGAGGCCGATATTCCCGGTGGGCTGCGTCGCGCTCAGGTTGTAGATATAGATTTCCCCGGCCGAGCAGATGCACAGCTGATTGCCGCCGCTCCCGTTGGTGGCCATCGAGACAAGCTTGAAATCGTTTCCGACCGGTCCGATCGCCGTCGCTACGCCCGCAGCCGATACCTGGTACAGGATGCCGCCACCCACCCAGAACGAGGTGCCTCCGCCGGGTCCCGACGTCACCGGCAGGCAGCCGCGAACCGGCCCCGTGGGCAGCGTCACCAGGAGCTTCAGCCCAGGCGTGCGATAGAGCGCCATCTGACTCTGACCCTGGCCGCTCTCGATCATCTCCGGATACCAGTTCATCGTGCGCTGGCTATCGGCGATGATCGACTGCGACGTGTACGTCGGGCCCACAAACCCGAAGCGCGCCATCTTACTCCCGCATCCCGGTCAGGAAATTGAAGTCAGGGCGCCCACTGCCGGCGGTACCCGGCATACTGGTGTTGGTCTCAATCCGCGGCGCCGGGTCGTTGTTTTCGAAGATCACCTTGATGGCCGTGGCCTGCCGCTGCACCAGCACCGGCGACGGCTGCTTCTCAAACGATGGGCAGAGCGCGAGGGCCAGCGTGGTCACCAGCGCTTCCCAGTAGCCCTGCACCAGGCCGAGGCCTGTCTGCAAAGTCAAGGCCTGCGCCAGCGAGCTCCACTGCTCAAGCCGGACCACCCCGTTGGTATTGCAGATCGGAAAGAAGTTCAGGTTGCCGTTGGGCGATGCCGGCTCATAGTAGAGGTCGGTGATGATACTCGAGCTCAGAGACTTCAGCGGGTTCGCCGCCCACCAGTCCTTATCGCGCATCTGGATTGGCAGATCGACCGGATTCGTCGCGCCAGGGTTCAGCACAAAGCTGGCCGAGGAGATCCGGACGGGCCGATAGTTCGCCGCGGGGCCGGTGTCAAACGTCCCCGTGGGTCCAATCGTATGCGGAGCGAGGTTTGCGACCAGATTGTAAGCGGTAAACGCAACCGAATAGATCAGCCCGCGCTTCGCATTCCACTGGTCGATGATCCGCTGCAGCACCTCGAGCGCCCACAAGGCGTCCGCGGCCGCGATGGCCTCCCCGGGCGAGAAGGCGCCGATCTCATAGCCCGCCGACTGGATGAGATCGGCAGCCTTCGCCGTAACGCTCGAGCCTGAGAAGACGACGGCCATTTACTTAGCCGGGCCTTCAGCTGCGATGAACTCGGCCAGCTGCTTTACAAAGCCCTTCCGGTCCCTCGCCGACATTTTACTCACATACTCCGCAGCATCCTCAGGCCGCTCCGACTTATAGCCCCTGGAGACGAGGAATCTCTGCGCTGCCGCCGGGTCAAAGTCTGTGTCCGCCTCAGGCACCGGCTTGCCACTCTTCCTGGCTACGTCGTCGGCGATCACCTCGGCGTACAGATCGTCCATCGGGTCAGGCGGAGCCTGCTGCAGAAACGGCTCATTCCGCCATCCCTCGGCGAGCTTCTGCTTGTGTTCCTCTTCGTTTTTGACCACATGCACACGGTGCTCGGCCGACTTCACCTCGCGGTGCACGACCTCGTGATTCACGTTGCGGTGCTCTTCGACATAGAAGGGCGAGATTGGATGCTTATAGATGGCGCGCGGGTATTCAGCGATCGGGATCTGCTTCACCGGAAGTCCCTGCGGGGTCCCTTGCGGCTTGCTCATGTCGAGCGTTTCCTGCGTGGCAAATTTTGCCTCGTCGATTGCGGTGGGTGCCATGATCGGTGCTCCTCTTAAAGCGCCAGGGCAGCTGGTGGCCGCCCCGGCCGGTTGTTGGTGCGGTTACCTCAGGCGGCCTCTAGTAGATGTACCCGTAAGCGCCGGAGACGCTGTGAAACGCGGTGGGCGCGGTGAAGTTCGGCAACGTGCCAAACGTCCCCGCCGATGCGGACTTGAACGTCAGGATGTTGTCGTTTGTGCCTGTCGTCACCGTGTCGATCGTTGCATGCGTTCCATTGCTCATCAGGCAGGCAAAGTACTGCGCCGGCCCCACTGCGTAATAGGGCGCGGTGAAAGCCTCGGCCTGCCACGCGTAAGGGCTGCCGACAACAGCGCCCGCCACGGCACTGTTAGCGAGCAGGTTGCCGCCGGAGTCATAGAGCGCCACGATCCAGTTATCCGTGGTCCCCGTGGTTGCGATGTGAGGAGCATATCCGGTGATCAGCCGGCTATAAGGCAGCCGCACCTCCGTGCAATAGAGCTCCGCCGCCACCGAGGTGGAGTTCGTGCCGAGCAGCCCCGTATTTGCCACGGTGCCGATCGTCGGCGACTCCATTCGGTAGAACGTTGCTCTGCTCGTCTGCGCCGAGTCCCCGTTCACCCATTGACCGCCCAGGCAATCCGAAATCGCGCCCGAAACGAAATCAATGTGCGGCAGGTAGACCTCGTTGGTCCGCGTGCACGAACCCTTTGGAACTGACGCCTGCCGCGGATTGCCGCCGCCGGCATAAGCCGCCGGCACAATGAAGACCAACGCGCCGCTTGCGTGCGAGCTGGCCGCGGTCGGCCCAATGCCTCGGATCACAGTGATGTTTGTGCTGCTCACCCCGACGACCTGCATCAGCTCGCCGTCCACAAACAGATAAGTGGCGGCGTTCGACGTCGCGAGGCCGGCAATGTTGCCGGTGTTGGGGGTGGGAGCCGTGATGCCGGTGGCCGATGCCACCGCGATCACGCTCAGGTTGCCCGTCGTCAGCGCCGAGGACGCCGTATTGCCTACGGCCGAGGACAGGGTTGTCGTGGTCAACAGGGTCTGCGCGGGCAGTGCCGTGGCAATGGCTGCGCAAACCAGGAGAAACAGCGAGAACGTCTTCAGTGTTTTCATGGTTCCTTTTCTCTCCGGTTACCGGCGATCTAATGAGGCGCGTCCGCTCATCGCGCTGAGGCGCCCCGTCAGATGTGCGGTTGGTTTACGCTCCCGCCACGGCCACTGCGCCGTTATCGGGATAGAGATTCCCGAACCCGTAGCAGATATCGAAGCGGTTAGTCATCTTCCGGTTGAACTGATCCCAGGCTCGGACAAACGCGATCGATGCACCCGTCTCCGGGTCCTCCGCGCGCTCCGCCCGCTCGACCGCCTCAGGGTTCTCAAACTTGCCAAACGCCTTCGCGAAGGCATACTTCGAGAGACCCAGGGAAATCGTGCCGGTGAGGCCCGACGGTGTGGTTGTGCCAGGGAAGAACGTCAGGGCCGCGGCGTTGGCCGGCAGCGCGTCGACGTTCTGATACTGCGACCCGGGCCCAAAGATCGCCGGCGAGATTGGAATCACATCGTTGCCGCCCGTGAGCACCCAGGGAGCGCCGCCGGCATAGACGAAGTTCTTTAATCCCAGCGGCGACTTCACGCGCGTGCGCGGGTTAACCGCATTCACCGCGGCGACCGAGAACTTGTCGCCAGGCTGAATCGTATCGGCGGCCGTGCCGATCACAGTCAGCGAAGCGCCAGACTGGCCGGCCCCGACGACAGTGACGCCGTGCGTTGGCGCAGTGCCGCAGGTATGCGCCACCAGCGAGTTCGACCGGTACCACTCCCATCCGCCGGCCGTTCCCAGCACGCCTTTTCTGAACATGCGGCTGATCTCAGGCGCCGGGTTGAACTGTGTCACGTTGTTCTTCACGTAGCTGCGGTTCAGGCTCGAGCTCAGGCACAAGTGCTTGGCTCCCTCCTGAGGACAGCTGAGCGCAAACAACACCTGCTCGGCAGCCAGTGCGAAGTCGATGGTCGTCGAGTCCGTACCCAGCGTGCCTACTACGTTATTGGTCCAGTTCGCGGCCCAGTTGGCCGCATCCGAGTCAACCTGCTGCGCCAGTTGCTGGCCGGCAGGGTAAAGATACGATTCCTCGAGTTCCTTCTCGGTGCGCTCCATCTTCACGAGCTTCTCGTAGGAATCCCATCCGAAGTGAATGCCCCGGATCTGGTCGAGGTTGACCGTGGTCACCAGGCGCGAGATACCCTGCTCCTGATAGGCCAGGCCGGTCGTCACCAGCCAGCTCTGCGGCATCTTGATCTGGACCGAGGATCCCACTGGAAAACTCTTGCCGAACTCCGACTCCCAATCGCTGTTGAACATCGACGCGATCTCGTAGGAATTCTTCAAGAACCAGAGGATCTTCATCGAGACCCAATTGGTTGTTGCGAAATTGTTAGGCACCTAAGCTTCTCCCGTAGCCCTATCTGCGCGAGGCTACAGCGCGCCGGGTTTGCTCCGCGTCAAAAGCACGGAAGTCGCCCGCTTTGGAGGCCGACACCAGGGCATCTTCCCCAGGTGCTCCACGCCCACCGACCTCGGTGGGTGGCTTCGGCGCTCGCGGTTGCTTGGCTGCAGGAGTGCTCTCACCTTCGCCCTCGCCTTCCTTCTTTCCGGCGCCACCGGCGCCGCCCTTCCCCTTGGCCAGCTCTTTGGTGACCTCCTGCTCGACGAGCAGGGCCACGCGCAAAGCCTTTCCGGGGTTGGTGCGGCAGGCGTCCAGAAAATCGGCCTTGGTGGCCTCTGTGCCGCCCAGCGTGTAAAGAAGGTCCGCTAATACAGGTGAGTCGTTAATCACCGCAAATACCGCAGGCGGAATATCAGGCTTCAGCATCTCCGTGATAAGCGGCTTCGTTACAGTGTCAAAATCCGCGTAACGTCCCCGCGCTTCCTCGAGCTGCCTGCCCAGCGTTTGGCGCTGCTGAGCCACCTGCTGCTCGCGCTTCAGTCCCTCGATCCGTTGCTCCGCTTTCCAGTCCGACAGGTCCTCGATAAACTCCTCATACGTCGCGTATTTGGCTTTGCCATCGGCTGTCTTGTCGGCTTGTGCGGGCTTCGGGCGCGTTACCGGCGCCGGCGCTGGTTTCGCCTCGGGTTTCGCGGTCGACGAGTCCGCGGCTTTCGTCTCTTTCGGTTTCCGAGCCTCTTCCAGATCCGTTTCGAGCTTCTTATTCTTCGCGATCAGTTCCTTGATGCGATCTTCCGCGCCAGGTTTGCGATGTGTCTCCTGCTTACTCTTGGCCGCCGAGTCGGCCGCGTCATCGGACTTCGTCTCTTTCGACGTGTCAGCGGCTGCCGCGTCCGCTTTGTCCGGCCTGGCCGCCATGGCGGCCCTGGGAGATTCAGGTTTCTTTTGAACGACCGGGTTCCCATCCTCATCCCAGCCGTCAAACTGCGTGAACTTGGGCGCTGCCGTTTCCGTTGCTGCCGCGGCGGACGATTCCGCTACTGCCGTCTCTTCTGCCATGGTGTTGTCCTTCAGCTCTTGACGCCGAGCAGGCGAGGGTTGCCCTTACGCCGGGCCGGCGAAAATGAATCTAAAATCTGCGTTGCTAGGCTGCAGTTGGCCCCGGCTGCGCGGCTTGCGGCTGCTGGGCTTGCTGTTGCTGCTGTTGCTGCATCGCAGCCTGCTGCTGCACGCCTTGCATGGCCAGATCGTGGGCCTGCTGGTGCCACTGCTTCATCATGTCCTCGAAGGCCGACATGCGTTCGCTCAAGTTCTGCGCCTTCGTGGTGATTTCAGCCACCAGCATCTGGGTTTCCTGCTGCTTGTCAGCCAGGGCCATCTTGCCCTGGTACTCGGTCACCTTGCCCAGCTTTTCGAGCTTGAGCTGCTGCACCTCAGCCATCGCCTGCTGCAGCTGAGCCTGCACCTGCATCACCAACGCCCGCGCCTGCGGCGGAATATCTTTCGCATTCGGCGGAGCCAGCAGGTCCGCAATCTCGTCGCCGTACGTGCCCACGTTTTTGAGGCGAATCGCGATCGCAATGATCTGCTGCATCAGCCCCGGCGGCAATCCGAGGCTCGGCAGCGTCTGCAGCAGCGTGTCGACAAACTCCGACACTTCGTCCCGCTGCGACATGTCGCTCGGCCCATCCGAGATCGCAACCTCAAACTCTCCGCGGTGCGCGTAAAACAGGTCAGCCTCGGGCAAATGCTGAGAGTCGGCATCCTCGGGCGGCATGCCGGCGCCTTGGCCCGCGGCGCCTGCGCCGCCTACCCCATCTGCCGGCGCCGCGGTTGCTACAGCGCCCACCGCCGGTGCCTGGGGCGCTACGTGCAGCGTCCGGTCCTCACCCTTTTGATCGAGGCCCAGCACCTGGTCAGGCAGGGAGTCGAGCTCCGCCAGGCGCGTGATCAGCTCATTGAGCTGGATCCCGGTGTTGGTCAGCGCGCGGATGAAGTTGTCGGTGAAGTGAAAGCTGCCGATCGACTCCTGCGACTGAATCTTGGTCAGCGCGATCCCCGACTTCTCATTCTGCCGCTGCGCTGAGGTAGGCAGCGGCATCACGCCCATTGAGGCCTGAATCGACCGGCGCCACCGCTCGAACGCAACCTCATAGGCCTGCGCGTTGGGCACAAACTGAGGCCGCGTCGGCAAGGGCGGCGGTCCCCATTGCGGCTCCCAGTCGGTCGGCATATTGAACTCGACATACGCCACCGGGATCTTGTTCAGGTTCTTATGCAGCGCCGAGTCGAACTGGCCCTTGTACCCCTGCAGCGGCGCGCGCGGCGCCATGCCAAATTCCTCAGCCTCCTGCGACGCGATATAGGCCAGCATCTGCTGCGAGCCGCGCGCCCGCCTCACCAGGGAGAGAAACACGCGTTTAGACGTTCCGCCGGCGCGCTTATACTTCTCCAGGCCAAAGCAGCCGATGATCGGGATCCATGAGCCGATCCACTCGTTGGTCTCCAGAATCTCAAGCCCATTGGTAATCCGCTGGGTGACCGCGTAGTGCTTGATCCCGTCCTGGCTTTCCTCTTCGCCTTCAGCCGGCGCAAAGCCGAGGACCTTGCGCCGCTCTACAAACTCCGCGCCCGTGATCTCCTTGCGCTTCCACCACTCGGCGACCGTGATATTGTCGCCCTCCAGCCAGCCGGGCGCCTTTTGCACGTCGGCGCCGTCAAAGCTGCGCTTCTTAGCCTTCGGATAGCGATGCGCAAAAGTCGACTGACGCATCGAGTCCGTGACAAAGCACAAGTTCGAATCGGAGAAGTCGGACTCCTGCGCGTCGGGATCCATATACACGGTGGCCCAGTTGGCGATGCGCCGAATCCTCGGCTCCTGCTCGCCCCTTGGCCCAGTCACCTTCAGATTCACGCGCCAATAACCAAACCCGCACTCGACGGTGCTCTCGAAAGCCGTCGCGTAAATCGATTGCGCCTTCGAGGCGTATTCGATTCCCTGGATGTAGGCCTGCCGATGCTCCGCGTCGACGTCCTTTGCGTCCTCAGACCGCGGCGAAACTTTGATCGCGCGCTTGGTCTGGCGCAGATTGTTGTTGGTCTGGTTGATGTACTGCGACACCTCGTCAGGCCATAGACAGGGGCGGCCCGAGCGATCCCTGCGAAAATCCTCAGGCGGAATGCACAAGATGCAGTCCATGTCCTTTTCCGCCTCATCGTAGTTTTCCTGCCAATACGCCTTGGCGTAGGTGAAGTCCTCGCGGCATTCGCGCAGCAGCTCCTCATCCCCACCGCTCAGGGCCCCGCCGGTCTCAGCGTCTTTCTTCGCCGCCTTAGACATAGCGGTTGATCACCCTGCGCTTCGGCCGCGAGTGGCTCGCCTCAGAGGCTTTGCCCTTGAACTTAGCGATGCCCTGCTTCATCGCGACGCCGTTGGCCTCGCGCACCGCGCGGCCCTCATCGCCGGTCTCTTTGAGCACCGAGTTGGCCACGTCGGACCATTGCCGCTCCTGCTTAGGGGAGCTCACCTTCTTGTCGTGGCGCTTGGCGTCCTCAGGTTTCCACGGCATCAGCTTTCCTCCGGTTCGGGGTACTGGCCTGGCAACGCCAGCGCCATTCCCAGCGGCATAATGTCGCCCAGGTGCGGCTGATAGATGAGCAAGTCGGCGCCTTCCAGAATGGCGACGAGTTCCTTCGCCGTGAATCGGTAGCGTGTAACCGAAGCAACCCAGCCGCCATCGCCGCGAACTCGCGCCACAATGATCGGCTTATATTGCTTCTGGTCGAGCGCGACAACCTGCTCGGCTTTAATCTCAGCCTCGGTGAAAACAGGCGAAACAGATTCCATCAGTTGACCCGTCCTTCAGAGGCGCTGCTCAGCGATCGCCCGTAAACCTTCACCGGCATCGCGATCAGCCGGCAGTCAGGACAATGTTCCCACCCGCGCTTCGGCCCGCGGCCCCAGCCGGCCTTGCGGGCTTCGAGCATGGCGGCCACCGGCGTTGCGCCTTCAAATTGCGCTTTCTTCCCACAGCCGCCGCACTCGATCTCAATGGCGTTCGGCGGCAACTTGCCAAGGTCCTTGAGCGGCGCCGGCAGCCCTTTCGGCCGGATCATCCGTTCCGCCTTGGCCGCGATCCGCGCCTCGCACGTGTCAAGGTCGGGGATCGGGAAAGCCAGCCGCGGCCGCATGGCCTCATACATCTCGCGCCGCCGAGCGCCCTCACATTCGTTCAGCATGTCGCAGAAGAACTCGACACGCTCGCCCGGGATGGGGTAGCCATTCACGATGTCCGCCATCGACTGGATCAGCGCAGGATCATCCAGGCCTGGCAGGCCCATCACCGTGAGCTCATTTTCGAGCCTGCGCTTTTCATCTGCGTTCATCGCGGCTGCCTTTCAGGGTCCGTCACGGTCACCAGAACCTGCGTTTCGCCAGCGCGGAACGCCAGCATGCAGCCGCGCTTCAGCATGTCCAGGTGGCGTCTAGTCAGCTTCACGCTAATCACCGCCGGCACACGCTTGGGCGCGGGGCGCTCGTTAAAGAAGGTGTCGACAACTTCGGCGATCACGTTGGGTGCGTTCATTTCCTCGCCTTCGCCTTGATGTGCGCGTGATAGTGTTTGCCCACCGAGCCGGCATCGCGCAACGCCTCAAACTCGGCGCGTGTGAAAGGCCCAAACTTATGCGTTCCGCCTGAATGAAACTCCACGTGAATGTCGCCCGTCGCGGCATCGTGCCCCACCGCGCGAATGCCGCTCGAGTCCACCGGGTGCATCTCAACTGTCACAACTCACCCCTTCCCGTAACCGCTCGAGGTTTCAGCACTCACCCCGCGCGGCGACGGCCCGCGCATCGGCCGGTTCGACGCAACCACCCGCAAAGGCTTGGCGGCCGCCGGGGCAGGCGTCCGCAACAGAAGCGCATGAATCATGGGCGCGGTCCAGGCCATCAGCTCGGCCTCCATTGCGTTCGACGAGCGGCGTCGCAGATCGCCCGCGACCGGCAGCGCAACTTCCATACATGACAGCGGGTGGCATTTTCTACGAACACGCCGCGGCTGCGACGGAAATTTAGCACCACTCCAAACTCGAGCCACTGGCGCGAATAGTCGGGGTGAGCCCAGGCGCGTACCCCTAGCAGTACATAAAGGCGCCAGCGCTTGCCGCCAAGCTCGACGATTGGCTGAGATGTGAGCAATAACAGATTCATCAGTTCGCCGCGCCTGCGGCGCTATCCTTGTCGCCGTCGGTCTGAGCCTCTTCCTCAGCGTCCGGCTCGGGGAGCTTGAGCTCGTTCGCAACGTGCGCCAGCATCTCTTCGTGATCGCCGGCGCCAAAGGGCTTCTCGGCTTCGCGCCGGCCGCCGTACTCTTCGCCCTTTTCGTGCATGATCGTGTGCACGGTGTGGCCGCCGCCTTTGACGAGCTTGCCCTGCACATCGCGCTCCGGATGGATCTCGACGTGGTGTAGCTGAAACTCTTTCTTCTTTTCGCGCGATTTCGCGTTGAGGTCCATCACTTCAGACTGATTCATCTACTTCTCCCTTCAAAGTGAGCTTGCGGCCGTTTTTGCTAAGGAAACGGCCAAAACCGCCTCGTCATAGGAAATCTATTGATCGAGCAGCTTATTCGCCTTCGCGCGGATCCGCGATGCCGCTGACTCAGAGAGCTTGCCTTTTTCAACCATCTGCGTGGCACGCGCCTTTGCATTCGCCGCGTGCGACTTGTCCGGCATCGGATACTTCCGTGCCCCAGGCTCGCCAAACTTGCTCGCCGGAAGGCTGTTCCGCGTCGCTGCTTTCAACTTCGCCATTCCCTCAGCTCCATATCCCCACCCTTACAGGCGGTGCTTCTGCTTCCACCCTTGCCTTCTCGCGCGCCGGCTCCCTGATCACCACAGCGAAGCCGCGAAAACCGTCCGCCGGATGCGAAGCCCAGTCGTGCAGCGGTTCGCGCTTGAACGTGCCCAGCGCTTCGTCGAACTCGTAGCGGTAGTGCTTCAGCGCCTGGATTCCGTCCGCACACTTGTCCTTGTCGAACCAGCAGCGGTTGAAGATCGCGCGCACCGCAGCCATGCCGTCCTGGATGCTCAGCCCTGGCTGAATCCTTACCCTGTAGCCGCCGGCCTCGACCAGCTGCTGCACCGAGCGGCCGCCGGCAGCCAGCGTCTTCGCTCGAGCGTCATGCGGCAGGTACGCCGTCCCATACACGTATGGGCGTTTCGCCATCTCCGACAGGTAGAAACTCACATCCTTCAGCGAGTCCGATACGAAGTCGATCAGTCTGAACTCAAACCCGATCGACTGTGCGAACCATATCGATGTGTTGTCGCCGAACCCAATATCCCAAAAGGTATCGACAGGCCTCGACGCATCGTAGGGGACCCTGCAGATGCGGCCTTCCTTCTCCGCCGCGATCAGCTGGTCCCTATAGACAGCGCCCTGCACAGCAGGCCTACAGACGCCCTCATATACATGCTCGAATTCGAGAGGATCCTTCGCCTTGAGGTCTGCCATATCCTGCTTGATCTCGTCCGACAGGTAGGGATTGTCGCGGTAACTCGTCTTCACCACCACGGCACCCGCAGGCGGATTCACAACAAAGCGCTGATAGGTCTCATCTGTTGCCAGCTCCGGATTAAAGGAGGCCCAGATCTCCGAGCATGGCTTGCGAATCGTCGGGATCACGATGTTCCACGACTTTTTACTGACGTTCTGCGCTTCCTCGATCCACAGGATGTCGACGCTCTCAAGCGACTTGATATTGTGCACGCTGCGATCGCGAAGGCCGTGGTAAGAGAACGTCGAGCCGTTGCGCCCTCGGATGTTCTTCCTCTGCGCCTCAAAGAAGTCGCCCATGCCCATCACCAGGAGCTGATCCTGCAGCAGCTGGTGAACGCTGTCCTCGATTGACTTCATCGTCTCTCGCGCGCAGCCTATACGCAGCTTGCGCGACCTGGCCAATACCAGCAACGCGCGCGCACAACTCCAGCTCTTGATGCCGACGCGGCCGCCCCAGAGAACCTTGAACCGAGCCGGCTCGAACAGGAAGCCGGCGATCTCGGGGATCTCGATGATCATGCCGGACGGACAAGAACGATCTTGATCGTCGAGTCGGGCGGCAAGCCGCCTGGTGTTTCGACGGTGGCCCCGAAGCTGTCGCCGCCGAAGAGCTTCAGATGCTTGCCCAGGCGCTCGAGGTGCGGTCCCTTGTCGGCCATCCTGATCTTCTGCTTCCGCGTGACGATCGCAGCCTTGACGATGTGACCTTCGGCGTCCTTCTCGGCCGGAGTCTCCTGTGTGTCGTCTTCGATCGAGCACACGGCAGCCCGCGTATGATCGTCGAGCTTGTGCACCGGGATCCGGTTTCCCTCGCCGTCGTAGAGCTTCCCAGGGTCATACGTCGCCAGCTTCGCCGTCTCCTGCAGCACCAGCTCGGCCGTAATCTCGAGCTTCGCGCACTGCGACTTCGTCCAGGCATCGACGGCCGCCCTGATCTCCGGCTTCCTCAGCGTGCGAGTTGCCCACACGTGGGCGCTCTTCAAGGGTGCGCCGGCTGCCATTGCAGCGCGCGTGCCGTTGCGATCCTTGATGTACTCCCCGTAGAAGATCGCCTCGCGTGGCGTCACGTCGTTACCCTTCCCACCCCAGCATTCCCTGCAGGCCGGCGGCCGCATGCTTCTCGTCGCTTCGCTCCGCGCGCACTGCAGACCGCGGGATTCTCAGGCCGCCAGCCCGCTGCGGGATCGACTCAAGCAGTGTGCGCCGGATCGCATCCTCGACCCAGGCCGCATCGCGCTCCCATTGTGCGGCGACCTCGTCGATCGTGAGGCCGCCGGCGAACTGCATCGCAGCGACTTCAGCAGCTCCGTCCTCTACACAGCCTGATGCCATAGCGCGTACTCCGCGGCCCGGCGCGCCTTCAACGCCGCAATCTCGATTTCCTTTCCATTCACCGCGCCATGATCCCACAAGAGCAGTTGCGTCGCCGCCGCGTCCGAGTTGCCGGCGTTCAAGTACTTCAACAACGTCGAAGATTCAAGCCGTTCCGCGCCGAGATTGAAGGTGAAGTCCACCAGCGCATCAAACTGACTCTGCGTGAGTGCCACGGTGACCAGGCGCGCCACGGCCTGCTCAGCCGCCTGCACATCCCACTCCAGGATCACCTCTGCCTGAGCTTCGGTGATTCCATCGGGGTAGATCTCCGGCGGGACGAGCCGATGTCCATAGCCGATGGTCGGAATGCCGGCGATATCGCGGTAGGTCTGCGCGCGGAAGCCCTCCGACTGCTTGATTAACGTCAGACCCGCTTCGCTGAGCTGCATCGGCTACTCGATCCCCAGCAGGTTTTTAACACCACTTTCGATCATGCCCGGCGTCACATAGAACGGCTTGCTGACGACCGTGAACGTCACGAGCAGGCCGTTGGCCACATAGCTCAGCGTCACGCCATGAGACGGCGGCAGCGTGCCCGATACCGGGTTCAGCCCAGTCGCGACGGCCTTGTCGAACTCCGCTTGCGTCAATGTCAACTCGAACGTCTGCACCGTGCCCCCGATCAGTTCTTTAACTTGTGCCGCCAGGTCTCAGCGCCGCCGGTTCCGCTTCCTCGGTAAATCAGGCTGCCGGGGCAGGTGCATTGAGGTTCGCGAGCCACGCCTCAAACGCCGTCACCAGCGCAGTCAGCTCACCGCCGATCGTGGTCACGGCCGCTTCAATCTTCGCTGCCAGGGCCGCATCTTTGATCTCGCCCACCCCCAGCAGTTGCGGCAGCACAGCCTCCAGGTTCGTCAGTGCCTGCCCGGCAGTGGTGGCCGTCGCCAGACTTGCCGAGGCGGCGGCCAGCGTCGCCAGGTCCGTCTTCACAATCGCCAGAATGGCCGTGGTCTCAGGCGCAAGCAGCGGATCGATCAGAGCCTCAAGGCCCACGATGATCGGCGCTGCAAAGGTCACAAATGTCGAGGCTGCCTGCAGCACGCTAGGCGCCGCCTTAAACAGCTTGATGAACTCCGCCTCAACCTTCTCAAGGAAGGTTTTGGTCCCCGCAAAGATTGCCTTGATTACCGTTCCCAGACTCATTTCACTGCTCGTTTCCGTCGCCGCGGCGACCGCTGTTACTGGGTTATGGGCGACGCTGGCGTCGCCGGGGTAGGGTTTGCCGGTGGGTCCACCGGAAGCTGGTGCTTCATTGAACTCGTGAACATCTGCACGCCCGCGCCCATCACGCCCGCCGCAATGCCCACGTCAATGCCGGCCTTATGAAACGCGAGAATGAACGCGCCGCCGCTCATGATCACCAGGAACGCCCACACCTGCGAGTTGATGGAATTGAGTGCTGCGATCAGTTTCATCTGTCGATCCCTCGCTTCATGTGGACCTCAACGTCTTGTCGTAGGTTGCTCGCGCTGCACTGTAGCCGTCTTTCCACGCCTCCAGTTTGGCGAGAGCCACGTCCTGCGCCCCGAGGTGCTTCTCTGTTTCCTTATGCAACTCGTCGTGATCGTCAAGGCGCCGGCCATGCTCGCGAATGACTGCGAGATAACCGCCAAGCAAGATCAAGCCAGTCAACAAACTGATTAAGGCCGGGGCCCAGGCCGCCCAGTCAATCACGCCTGCACGGCCCCGGTCGCGAAAAGGTTCGCCGACACCGCCAGCTCCCGCTCCCGACGATTGCCTGCGATCGATGCGATGCCAGGGGAGTACACCAGGCCGGGCAGCTCAGCGTAGGGCAGTGGCTCACGCATCTGGGCCTGCTGGTTGCGCATGGCGACCGCCTCGGCCAACGTCACGCTGCGAATCGAAACGCCTTTCTCGACCCACATAGCCGCGCAATTCTCGATCGCGCGTTCGGCCTGCGCCGGCTTCAGCTGGAACCCGCTCGTGATGTTCAGAATGCGACGCGCTCTCCCGCTCACTCTGCTCCTGCCCGCAACGCGGGTCAAATTGAACACACGATGGCTTTTTGTCATTTCAGGGTACCCAGACTTATCGGAGCCTGGAGCCGTTCCAAACACACCAAAGGACCTTATCTTTTCTTATCTATCGGCCGCTTTTCCAGGCCGCGCGGTGCGCTTTGGGCTTAGTGTTTGTCCAGTTGCAAATCTATTACGCCTTTTTCTCATTGCAAGCGGGTGCCATGATATCTGTTAGCAAGTCAGATACCGGCACACCGAGGGCGACCGCGATCCGCGCGAGCCAGAAGGGCGGACACCTGTACGCGCCCGACTCGTAGTATCCGATCGATGAAGAGGTGGTCCCCACAGCACGCGAGAGAGCAGCCTGCGTCAGATGCTTGGCCTTCCGCGCCCTCGCGATCCGCGCGCCCAGGGCAGTGTTATAGCCAGACTCCACCGCGTCTATCATCAGGCTCTCCTTCCCGCCAGCTTCACCATCTTCGACACGACGCCGGGCACTTCCTCGCCGCAGCTCGTCGGCAGCCTTCGCCCATTCGGGCCAAAGCCAGGCTCCCACCACACCACGTCGCGCGGATTGACCAGCTCAAGCAACCCTTCGCGTCTCTCCCACGCCACGCGGATCGCGCGGCTCCCGTCTTCGCTCAGCGCCGAGCACGCCAGCGCCTGGTTGTGTTCATCGAGCGGCTGCGCCGGCTTCAACGCGCCCCGCTGCAGCGATGCAATTGCCACAAATCTCGTCATGCCCGCGTTCCCTTCCTCCGCCGAACCACGCGCGTCGTCACGCCCTCGCCATACCATCGCGCAACGATGCGCGCCCACGTCTTCCCGTACTTCGCCAGGCCCAGCTCTGTCGCGGCCGCGTCCAGTGAATCGAGTTCAAGCACCGCACGCCCCGGCCCGTCCCGTGAAAATCCACTCACCGCGAGATCGCTGAAGGCGTACTTTTGCCACTCGCTGAAGCCGCCGGCCAGGTCGCGGCGCTGACCTCTCGGCCGATCGTTCAGCAGGTGCGCCTTCAGCGCAGCATGCGCCGCGGTAAAAACCATTCCCGCTCGCCGCGTGTCCCCGTCTGCGATCGCAAACGATCGTTCCTCGCACGGCACCCCCTCGCTGGGCGAGGGGGTAGGGGGAGTGGGTAGCTTTTGTTTCTGTTCCTGTTCCCGTTTATCTAATGCGCTACCACCACAGCCCTCCTTCTGTCCCCCTTCTGTCCCCCTTTTGCCCTCCTTTCGGTTCAAAAGAAGGGGGACACACTGTCCCCCTTTCTCAATCCGGTCCAGTTCGCAAAAAAGATAGAAGGTGAGGCTCCCCCGGCCCTGCGTTTCAGGGCGCACGCGCTCGATCACGCCCTTACGCTCAAGGTTCGCGAGATGCCGCCGACAGGCACGCTCGTCCATCATCGACTCGGCCGCGAGCGATGCCACGCTGGGGAACGTGCGCGCGTTCAGTTTGTCCTGGTGGTAGTCGGCCAAGGCGTAGGCCACAAGCTTCTCGAGCTGCGAGATCGTCTCTCCGTTGGGGCAGAGCCGTAGATCCTTCACGTACAACGTTGCCCGATGGCTCATCGCGCAGCTCTCCCCCACCCGCGATGAGCCGCGTTCCTTCGTCCCTCGTTCCTGCGTTCAAGCACAGTGCTTTCCCCCTGCGCCGCGTTCCATCTCGCGCAGCGTCGTTGTTCTCAGTTGGTGCTGCTAAGCTCTTGGCGTCGTCAGCGCGGCGCGCAACGCGGCCGCCAGCTGCGGAGCGCTCAATCCCGTCACGATCGACATCAGCTCGCCATGCGTCAATTCCAGCGCCAGCGTCACACGGTCCCCCAGCATGGGCGCGTGCTGCAGATGCGCACCGCTGACCGGCTCGATCCGCGCGGCCGGCATGATACTCACGCTTGCCGCCGGGCCGTTGGCCGTCTGTGACGCCTTGTACTCCGGCACAGCTGCGATGCGGTGCTTTTTTACGCGGGCGGCCAGCTTCAGATACTTTTTCAAGTCACTTACATTGAGACCGCGGCGGATTTTGCTGATCGTCGGCGGGCTGAGGTTGTATTGCTTTTCAAGCTCGCGGTTAGTCACATCTGCGGGCGCGGAGCGGATCGCCTCGCGGATTTCATCGGGTACACGCTTCGGCATTAACTTCTCCCTCTCTCTTTCGCTTTCCGCCTGATCGCTCGCATCCGCGATCAAGTCGATCATCTCCGGCCCCATCGAGGCCTCCGCCGGCATCACCACTTCCACGCCGCGAATCGTCTGCAACCTCGGCCGTTCGCGGTTCGCTTTCCTGGTCGCCGCCGCGGCGCGCGCCTGGCGCTCCGTATCCTGCGCCAGCTCATGCATCCGCGCGATCTGCAGCCCCTGCAGCTTCAGCGGCACGGCCGGCGGCGCTTCCATGATCGTGCGCGGGATGCCCAGCTCCTCCGGCGTGCGGTGCACCACGTCCGCAACAAAGCCAACCTCGTGCACTTCGCCCCACACGTTCGGTTCGATTCGAGTGCTGGATGCGTGGCGCCCCTGGCCGGCACATTTCACCGCCGCGCACGGTTCGCCGTCTGCGCACGCCAGGCACATCGGCACATCCCGGACCAGCTGCTCGCCCTCGCGCTCGATCGCCTGCGGTGCGAACAGCACCGCCTCGCAGCGGTGGCCAAGACTCCGGCATTCGACGCACGCCGTGCCCCGTGCAGGCCTCACGCCGCTTCTCCTGGCTCATTGCGCAGCTCGGCCCAGGAGAGTCCCCAGCTCCGGTCAACCGTCTCAGAGAGGCCGAGCAGCTCAAGCACCGGCTCCGGCACATAGCGTCTGCGGCAGCGCTTGCGCGCAAACCTTCGCAGCTTCTCGCCGCGCAGATCGCCGCGGATCGACAGCACCGCAACGGCTTCGTCTTCGGCGATGCCCAGCGCCTTGAGCAGCCGCTCCCACTGCGTCACCCCGTCAAACTCCGGAGCGAAGTCGAGAGTCCGCTGCCGTTCCGCTATCCTGTGCCACCCGCTCTGACCCGCGCTCATCGTTCGCCCTTGCCGCCTCCAAAGATTGGGGAATTCCCAAAGATTGGGGAACTATACTTGAGTCCCCTACGCTGCTTCGAGCCTTCGCATTTGTTCCGCATCTTCGCGGCTAATGTGTTCCTTCGGCCCACGAACGGCTAAAGCCCCTTTGAGTGTGAGATAGAACATGCTATCGCCGCCCCAGAGAGGGCCGGTGCGCTCAACGGCGTCACCTTCAGCCACCATCGCCTGCCACTCTGGATAATCGGCGCTCCCTGGGCCAGTGCAAAAACGGTTGCGATAGGATGTGTTCTGCTTATTGGGCAACCCCAGCGCGTGGCGTGCGAGTTTCGTTTGTGCTTCAGTCATCATTCCCCTCCGAGGGAGTCAAGTGTAATTCCCAAAGATTGCACCAGCCAGGCCCGTGTTGGGACATTCGCGCCACTCGCGCCCATCGAGAATCGCGCCAGCCGCATGCTTACCAACCTTCATGAATCGCTCCTGTTGTCCATCGAGCGGCTCGTCAAGGGAGATCGCCGGCACCCACTCGCCCCACTGCTTAAAGAAAAAATCCACGCCGGCCGCCCGGCATTGGTCCCTCAGCGAGCGCGCCCACTCCAGATGCATCGGTCGCGCATGCGGCCCGCTCTCCCCGCCGACGATCACCCAGTCGAGCTTCGTCGGGATCTCAGCGCCCGCGTCGACGCCGGCGTTACTCAGCGCGTTGAGATGGCGCCCAATACCGCTCGCACTTGGCAGCGCTTCCAGATCAATCAGCCCCAAAAGCGGCTCGGCTGAGATAAAGCGCACAGCCGCCGGCGTCTGCAGCAGTAGCGGAATCCGCTCGTCCGCAGCCCTCTGATTCTCCACGCTCACGCCGAGCCATACATTGGGAAGCATGTAGTCCGTCGTCATGCGAGGTAGACCGAGTGACTCTTCATGCCTATCTGCCTGCCAGACCTGTGCCTTGCCTCTCAGAACGCGCAGCGGGGTATCGCTATCACTTAGGTAAGCCAGCATCCGCTCGGGGCGTTTAGTGAGCACCTGAAACGCATGCTGCGGGCACAGCGCCATCACCGCGAAAATCCTGTCGCGCAGCTCGTCGCTCACGTTCTCGTGAAACAAATCGCTCATGGAGTTGACAAACACGCGTCGCGGCGATCGCCAACTCAGCGGCTGCAGCAACTGCCGCGTCTCCTTGATCACGCCGGTCCACACCGAGCGCCCGTTCACAATCTGCGTCAGGCCGCTATAGACCGTCGGCTTACCCTGGCCAAATCGCCCGGCGATCGTCTCCGCGTAGCAGTTGCGGCAGCCCTCGCTGACCCGCGAGCAGCCCAGAATCGGATTCCACGTCGCGTCGGTCCACTCGATCCCCGTCTTCGCACCCATCAGCCTCTCCCATCCACACAGACCACCCACGGCCCCAAAAATACGAGCAGCTGCCCCTGCTCAAAATACAAACCCAATGCCACGCCCGCAGCGAACTCGCCCAGGATCCTCAGCCGCCCGATCTTCATCGTTTCCCCCTCTTGCCATGGAAATCGCCGATCGCGCCGAGCACACAGAAAAAGAGAATCAGCAGCACCGCGTAGGCTGGCCCTCCGATGGTCACCACTTCGCGCACAATCATTCGCGCAGCATCAATCACCCGTCACCTCTTCAGCGTTCGCCGTGCGCGCAGCACTCATTCCCGGTTCTCCCCCATCTCGAGCCGCGCGGCTGTCTTCTTTTCTGCCCGCGCCTGGTCAACCCGCTCCGACAATCGGTGAATGTAGTCGACGACCAGGCCTTCGGCGTCGTCCGGCTTACACCGCGGATCGACCGCAAACACTGAATCATGTGGCCGAATCACCAACACACAGATCGCGTCCGAGCTCTTGCGCAGATACTCCGCGTAGCCTGCAACGGTGCCCGTGCGCGTCCAGTCCCTCGGCTTCACATTGGCGCTCACAACTCAAACTCCGCACGGCGCCGAAGGAAGCGCCGCGGAGTCTGAGAGCGAGTGGCCATCGGCTTCGTCAGTCGGCCACGGGGCGCGCGCCCCAGTCGGTGTTTTCCTGCTGGATCGTCACGCTATATTCTCCGGGAGGCACGACGTGCGCCTTGTGCTCCTGGTGAACGAGTGAGACGTCGCCAGGCTCACCCAGCACTCGGACGTAGGTGTTGCCGTCTTCGCCTTCGTACATCTCGACGCGATCGGCGACGTCGACTTCTGCGACGTTCGACATGAAGCTGTGATGGTGCCCGGTCACTTCGCCGAGCGCCACAGGGCGAAGCTTGACGCGCTTCGCATTAGCGGGAATGGTGTTTTCTTGAATCATTGGAGGATCCTTTCGGGGTTGATGGTTGAGGTTGAGCGCCGTCGCGACAGCGCGAGGTTAAGAGTGTGCCTGCTCGAGCGGGCCTCCACTGAGCGGTTTGAGAAACACATCGCCCTGGCGGATAAACCGGCCCCGCTTGTAATCTGTTTCGCTTTGACCGAAGGTCCAGCCGACAGCCTCGTAGCAACGCGAGTGATCGTGCTTCACGCGGAGCGTGTATTGGCGGCCGGTCGATGGATCCGTGAGGCGCACAAAGCGTAGCGGCCGATCCTCGAAGTCGCGCAACTCAGCCGACTCGAGCAGTTCCGCGCGTTCCGTGCCGGCACGATAGCTCGTGACCAGGCGCTGGCCGGCGTCAACGATCGCCGAGACAGGAATGTCGGGAAAGTTTGTGTGCAGCTCGTCGACGTGAATCAGCTTCATCTTGGCGACGGCGCAGAAATTGTCCCAGCCCATCCGCTCAACCATCACGCGGCGAACCTCGGCGTTTTCCTCCGCTCGAATATGATCGATCGTGATCCAGTCAGGTCTCACTACAACAAACGCCGGAACCAATACCCCATGCCAGAAATAGAGATTTTCGACGTCTGACTCAAGAGCCGCGTCTTGCTCGTTATGAAGCCGGCGACCGCCGTCGACTCGCTCCACATGCACGGCCGGCTTTGCGACCCAATAAAGCGCGTCATTGGTCCAGTAAAGTAGCCACGCGCCCGAGATATAGGCGTCGAGCAGCGGCTCAGCCCATGCGGATACGGTCGGCGCGGATCGCTGAAAGGCCCCGATCGCCGTGGTAACAATCCATGACAGTTCCCAGCCGTACCACGACCAGCCGCGGGCCTGGATGCACCATTGCGCGAAGCGTAATGGTGCATCGAAATTTAGAGCGGCCTGAGCGTCCCGAGCGGCCAGAGCGGCCCGAGCGGCCAGAGCGTCCAGAGCGTCCTGAGCGGCCCGAGCGGCCTGAGCGGCCTGAGCGGCCAGAGCGGCCCGAGCGTCCCGAGCGGCCAGAGCGGCCAGAGCGGCCCGAGCGTCCCGAGCGGCCAGAGCGTCCAGAGCGGCCCGAGCGTCCAGAGCGGCCCGAGCGTCCCGAGCGGCCAGAGCGTCCAGAGCGGCCCGAGCGGCCTGAGCGGCCAGAGCGGCCTGAGCGGCCTGAGCGTCCAGAGCGGCCCGAGCGTCCAGAGCGGCCCGAGCGTCCAGAGCGGCCCGAGCGGCCCGAGCGGCCAGAGCGGCCTGAGCGGCCTGAGCGGCCCAAGCGGCCAGAGCGGCCTGAGCGGCCCAAGCGGCCAGAGCGGCCTGAGCGTCCCGAGCGGCCAGAGCGGCCCGAGCGGCCAGAGCGTCGGGCTTATACCCGGCTCGCTTCGCAAAATCCGCGAGGATTGCAGCGATGGATCGCTGCAAGGAGGGATGCTCCTCCAGCGTCCAACCGCGGCGCAATTGTACGACGTTCCGCTCAACGCCCAGAGCGACAAGATAAGCTTTCAGTGATAGCTCAACCGCTGGCGCATCCATTGCCCCTGGGTAATTACACGCTTCGACATAAGCATCGAACTTTGGATGGCGCTCGGCCAATTTCGCTATCTTGCGCGATTCCTTCATTTTTCTTCCTTTCAATTTTTGCGGTGATGACGGATGAACTCCGCCATCACCGCGTGTCGCGGCAGCCTACCTTCCGCCGCCTTCACAGCCCTGCGAACCTCGCGGGAAGCAGGGCGCAAAGCTTGTCAGTTCGGTTTCCCTTTGGCGCGGCGATGAATCCGCTCCGCGGCCGCCTTGTCGATCACTTCCCCCAGGTCAATGTGTTTTTAAGCGCGGCGAACCAGGGCAGGTAATCAGCCGCCGCCGCGGCGAGCAGCGAGGCCATGCCCCACGCCACGAAGGCCAGTACAAACACCCACTCGAAGCGGTGTATCTGGCGCAGCGCCCAGGCGCCGTAGTTGTTGCCACCTTTCGCTCGCTCGGCCGCCATCTGCTCGAGGCGATCGAGATCGCGCGCGCAGGCATAGCACCGGCTCAGCTCATCGCCCCCGTCCATTTCAACCAGCGCCGCGCGCCGGCAGCCCGGCGTCCTGCACAAGCTGAAGCGGCGCGCCAGGTTTGTCTCGACCTCTTTGCGGGTCACTGCCGCACCGCGCATAAAGAACGGGCGCCGGGTCATCGTTTCTTCGTTCTCCATCTCACTCATGCCGCTCTCCGTTTCCTGCGCCGCTTTCGATCCAGGCGGCGCATCTCCATATCGATCGCACCTTTTCCCCATCCCCGATAGGGCGATGGAGGACGAGGAGGCTGTGCCACCTCCGCTGCCCGCTTGCGCGCTGCCTCGGCGATGATGCAATCCGGCCGGCTGCACACCGTGCGCTCGCGGTTGAACCACATGCACTCGTCGCCCTCGGCGAGCCTGCAGTCCCCGTGACAGTTGCAATGCCGGCAGACGCCCGGCGCGACGAGTGTCATGGCGAGGCCTTCCCTTCAGCCCGTAGCCATGCGTCGAGCTTCTTCAGCGCACCCCGCATCTCGGCGTACTCGCTATAGACATAGCGCGGCGTAGAATCGGCGAGTTTGCGCCTGCCAGGCTCGGCGAAGCTGTCGAACAGAATTGACGCCTCGCGCGCGATGATGCGTTGAAACAGCCGCAAATCCTCAACAGGCACAGCAATCGCCCTGGTCACTTTTTGCCGCCCTTCGTCGCAGCGGCCCAGCGCTTGCGTTGCGCGTCAGCGATCCGCTTCTTCGCCGCGGCGTTGAGGATCGGCTTCTTCGCCGGCCTTTCCTTCTTTGCCGGCGCGGCCTTCAGTTTCTCGGCAGCGGCTTTGTCCCAGGCCTTCGACGCGTCGTAGCCGATCAACTTCAAAGCGCCGATGAACGCTTTGCGATCCTCGGTCGCCGGTGAGTACTTCCAGACCTCAATCCAGCGATCGTCGATCGAAAGCAGCGCCACCGCGCGCGCAAAATTCACGCTGCCCAGCGGCGCGGTGCGCACGATCTTCTCGAGGCCAGGCAACACGGCGTTGAAGCACTCACGCGCCGAACCACCGGGTATCTGCGAGAGCACAAGATTGCGCAGCAACTGTTCCGGCAACTTCGTGACCTTGTCGAGCGCCGCGCCGGCCAGCCGCACGCGAAGCCTGGTTTCAGCCATCGCCGCCAAAGCCACGCGCTCTTCTTTTGCCTTACGCTCAGCCTCCGTCTCACCACGATCGGCGACAACGCCCTTCGGCTTCTCCCAGGCCTTCAGGTGTGCCTTACAGCCAGGCGCAATGCATACTGCGAGCTGCTGGCCAGGCTTGCGTAGTTTCGCGTCGTAGCCCGTGTAGCCGCGATTGGCATCGTCCGACCAATCGACCGTCACGCCCAGGCGGACATGGGCACAGCTCTTCGGCTTCGCCTCCCTCCACTGGCCGACTTTAAAGGTCTGCATCAGGTTGACGCCTGACTCGTCGACCAGTATCGTTCCGGCCTTGGCTTCCGAAAAGCGCGGCTTAACGCTGGTTTCTTTCCAGCTCAGCCGCACCGCCGGGCCGTGTCCCGCTTCCTGTTTCGCAGTGGCTTCATTCAGCCGGATCTGTACAAACTGCGCGCGCTTATTCTCGAAACATTCGCCGTTCTCGCAGGTCGCCGCGTCAATCGCAAGATCTCCAAACAGCGTGTCATTAGCCTTCGTGTTCGATGGGCAGTTCGAGCACGCGCCCGCAGCGGAGACAAGCTCGGCGTCATCCAGGCCCCACGGCGCGCGAGAGAGCTTGCGGCCGACATGTTGCTCAATGTGTTCCTTGAGCCGCTGCGGTGATTGAGGCTCCCATTTGAAGCGCCAGGACTGCTTTCCCCTGCTCGCCTCGATGCGATCCTCAATAACTTTTGCGATCGAGACTTTCATTCCAGCGTTGTGATCGAGTGCCCATTTGAGATTGACATCCTGCTCGTCGACGCCGAGCCGCGCCAGCAAGAGCGCATGGTCAATCGTGATGAGACGCTCAGCCAGCGCCTTGCGCGGCATCTCCGCCAGGGAGACGAGCTGGAGACGCCGCGCAACATAGGAGACTTCTTTGCCGACCACGGCAGCGATCGCCGCCGGCGTGCCGAGAGTCGCCTGCAGTTCCTTATACGCATCGGCTTCTTCGAGTGCCGGCACGCCTTCGCGCTGCAGGTTGTCGACCAGGCCGATCTGCCGCGCCTGGTCGTCATTGAGGTCGCGAACAACGCAGGAGACTGTCTTCCAGTTGAGCTTGAAGACTGCGCGGTACCGGCGATGGCCGGCGACGATCTCATAAGCGCAGCTCGAGCGCGCGGCCTGCTCGGGGTGCTGGAGGATATCTTTCAGCGACTCTATCGGCCGAACGATCAGTGGCAGCAGCAGCCCTTGCTTCTGAATGCTGGCCGTGAGCTCGTCGAGCGCCGCCGCGTCAAAAGTCTTGCGCGCATTCCAGGGCGCGACGCGGAGCTGCTCCATGAGAATCGATTGCGACTTCTCGGCTGCAATGTGAACGGGGGTCGCCGCAGCTTCGGCGATCGATTGCACCTTCGCGGCCGTCATTGCTGCACCGCCCGATCTGCCGCGGTGTCGACGACGTCCAGCAATTGCGGATTGGCTGCGCAGAAGTTGATCGCGGCCGCGATGCGCCGCGCGATCGGGCCCATCGTCGGCGGAAGCCAGAAAAGATGCCCCTCCTCGCAGTCCTCAACGTCAAACCCACCTACGCCCGGTTCCTGGATGACCCGCCATGGCTCCTTGAATCCAGAGGAAAGGCGCGCCGGTTCCCAATCCGCCGCGCCCTGGTTCACTTGCTGACTTTGTTTCTGGTCCTCCCTTCCTGTTGGAGTTAACTGCGAAAGCGGAACTTCATCGATCGTCTTTTCAAGGTCGGCCAGGATGGCATAGACTTCGCTGACCCGGCAGAAGCCGAGATGCTCAAGCTTGTGCGACTCACTGTTAGCCTGCCGGCACTCAAGGCAGCGCTCGTGGTGGAGGGCGCCCTGCACAATCCGCGCATCCGCCAGGCGCTTGGCGGCGAACATCAGCTTGATGAAGAGCCGGTCGCGCTCTTCGCGCGCGAGCTCGCGGCGCAAGGTCTCCGGCACTTCGCCGGCGACGTAGTCGCGGCCGCGGAGGACCGAAGGCCGATGAGCTTCGTCATCCAGGAAACGCTCGTCGGCCCGGTCGGGCCGGACAAGGAAAGGCTGCCAGCCGACGCCAGGCACGTCGACGCCGACAGCATCGCCGGTCGCGTCAGGCACACTCTCGGCCGCGCCGGCGTCGAGATCCGCAGGCACATGCGGATCGCCGCGGTTGCCCTCGTTGCAAGGGGCATCTACGGCAACAGAATCGGACACCTCAGCGCGAGCGTCGAAGCCGTCGGCGTAAAACTCTTCGAGCTCTGCCGGTGACGGCTGCTCGGTGTGAGGTTCAGGGAATTCGTCGGCAGGCAGAAAGCTTGCCGGAGGCAGGTTGCTGGGGTTACTCGTCGTGTTAGCGACGTTGCGAGGTTCGTTCATGGTCCAATCCCTTCCGTGCTTTCCGGAAAGGAATGTGGACCCGCGCCTTGAAGCCTGCCAGCGGCCCTCGGGCCGTGGCGCTTTTAGCGCGCCCTACGCTATCTTGGAACCGATAGCCCAGGACCACAAGAGATTGTGTTTACCCTCGGGAGAGTGGTGAGCCCGGTGCGGCTCGAACGCACGACCCACGCCTTAAAAGGGCGTTGCTCTAAAGCAACAGGCCGTTGGCCGGGCGGCCGCAGACCTAAACACAAAACTCAATCTTCCGGATGAAGCACTGCGCTCCACATTAAGCCAACTTCTTCGGTTGTCAACCGTCGAAACGAGCCCTGCATGTGGAAATGTTGTCTTTTATGGTACAGGCGCGAGTCCCGTTTATTACTAACCCGCGTGATCTTCACGTTCCTTTGGTACCCAAATCCCGCCGCGGCGCTCGCGTGTCGGCGGTTTACCCATCGGCTGATCGGCCCAGGCCATGGCCGCCCAGCGGCGCTTGAAGGAGGGCCTGAAACTCTAACGCAAGAGGCCGCGCCCGCGGCCCCTCACGTTTGCGTGCTGCAATCCGGAACAAGCTCTGTTTTCTCCGCGACCTCCTTTCATTATGTAAAAAGGCAGCCCGCGCCATTCGGCTCAGCGGCCGCCATGCGCGTAATCTGATACCGGTCCCGCGGCGGCCCCGGCTCATGCGTGAGCACATACTTCCAGCGCCCGCTCGGCAACCAGGCGAGGCCTCCATTGCGGCCATTCTTGATCGCGCCGCATTCAGAGTCCTGCCCGATCTCATAGACGATCCGGTCAAACTGCGGCTTAGTCAGGCGCCGTATGTTTCCAGGCACTCCTGTCTGCACCCGTCCGAAGATCTCGGCAATGAAGCCATGCGCGCTCACCGGGCCGACGCAGCCACCAGGCCCACGGCCGGCCGAGGCGCATCCTTCGCCGCCACAACCGGCAAGTCAGGCAGCAGAGTCGGGAACGTCAGGCTCGCCACTGCGGGCGTGCCCAGGCTCGGAGCCGTAATAGTCACAGCCGTCGCCGCGGCCCGCGAGAGCACATACCCCGTAGGCGCGGCGCCGCTCGTCGGGGCCTGCCAGCTGAGCGTCACTGACTCCGTGCCCGTCACTGCGGCGATCGCGGTGTTAGAGGGCAGACTGACCAGCGCCGGCGTTACCGCGTTGTTCTGCGACTGCGCGATGTAGCACCACTCACCCGCGCCGGGACTTGTGTCTTTATAGGTCAGGGCCGTCACCGGGCTCGACGCATTGAGCGCGACATAGACGGTCCCGGTTGAGGCCGGGCACGTGTAGGAAGTCGGGTTGGGAGTCACCTGCGCATGGCAACCGGCGACGAGAAAAAGGCTAAGCGTAAGTGAACCGAGCAACAGGATTGAGCGTTTCATAGTTCTCCTTTATTGGATTACGGCCTGGATGCTGTTACCGCTCGCTCCATTGCCGCCCGTTCCGCACCCGGTGAAGGAGCTGCATCCGCCGCCGCTTCCACCAGCTACGTTAATCGTCCCACTGTTAGCCGAATAGGTCTGGGCCGACATGACGACGAAACCGCCGCCGCCGCCGCCGCTCGCGCCAACGTTGTTTCCGGTCGACGTGGCCCCGGCGACACCAGAAGCATCGACCGTTCCAGTAAAGTTGATCGTGGGACAAACGAGAATCAGGATTCCGGCGCCCTTGCCACCATTAGGCCCGCTGCTGCCGCCGGCTCCGCCGCCAGCTCCGCCGTACTGGTTAGAAGTGAAGGCTGGCCATATGAGTCCCGTCGAAAGCAGCGGACGAAAGGACGCCGCTGCCGTGGTGCTGCCATTGCCGCCGCCGCCGCCACTCGAGGCGCCAGCGGTGCCGCCGCCGAGGACGTTGACACCACTTCCAGTGGTCCCGCCGGCCGCGCCGCCACCGCCACCGCCGCCTGATCCGCCGCCGATTGTCGTCGTCGAGAGAGAATTGCCTCCGCCACTTCCGGTATTCGGCGAAACGCTGATCGTGCCGGCAATCGTACACGTCCCGGTCGACCGAATGATAAGCGGAGATCCAGCCGACGTATCAGCCAAGATCGCGCCCGAGGAGATACTCACACTGGAATACCACTTCTCGCCGCTCACGTTGGTTGTTCCACTGGTCACATTCAGCGCGCCGTCTGACCCGTTCCCAAAGTTGCGAAGATAAAACGGCGCCGATGTCATCGCGCCAACCCCGCCCAGGTTCGGCGCCAACGGAAATGTCAGACTAGATTGAGCTCCAAGGTTCGCGCGCGCGGTGGCCGCGCTCTGCACGTCGGCCAGGTTGTTGTTGGCCGCCAGATTCCCGGCATTTACATTGAACTGAACCGAGAAATCTGGGTTTGCCGGCGTAACAGAGCATCCAGTCCCGCCGACAAGCTGGGCCTCATATTGGTGCCCCGCGATGAGATAGGCCGCGAGATTGCCCTGCCAGGTTTGCGCACCGGTAACGTTCACCGAGATGCCACTCACGGTCGCCGAAGCCGTCAGGTCATAGAGCTGTGCGGACGGCGCCACTGAGCATCCCGAACTGACTGTTTCGAGGCTGAAGGAGATCCCAGCCACAAAGAGGTTGACTTGCGGAGTGAAGCTGCCAAAACTGACCGTCGTCCCGTTCGCTGGACTGAGATGCGCGTATCCGTTCCACGTCTCATATCCTCCGGTATATTGCATCGTGACCATCGGCACCGCCGCATTGGTTCCACATCCGCTGCCCTGCGTAAACTGCCACCCGTAGTTGTGGCCATAGGTCGTACCGACACTGATAACGCCGCTCGTGTTGAACAGGGCCGCACTGGCCAGTGTGACGGTGGTTCCTGAAACTGTTGCAGAGGCGGTGTAGTCATAGAGAGCAACAGTTGGAAACGGAGAACAAGCGAGCGGAGCTACCTGCGGAGACACATCGATCTGTGTAATCGTTTCGCCGGACCCGATGAAGTTGCCGAAGTTAGCCGATACCGCTGCAGCATTGAAGGCCGCGCGCGTCTGGACTCCGGCGGTGTTGCGCAGTTGCACCGTCGCTTGCACGTTCGATGGATTGGTCCCGCACCCGGTCCCTGCGACGACATGCGCGGCATAGATGTGCCCGGCGGGCAGGACGATGGCGATGGCCCCGCTAGACCCTGTGGCCCCGGAGATATTCACGGCGGTTCCTGTGACCTGGGAAGCCAGGGTGTAGTCATAGAGGTCGAGATACGGGGCAACCGAGCAGCCTACCGGCGCCGTCTCCACGCTGTACTCGATCTGTACGGCAATCTCGGCCTGAGGTGGAGACCACTGTCCAAAACTAACCGCGCTGGTGATGGTGTTACGCACATAAGGCGCCCACGGACTCGTGGTTTGTGAAAGCACCTGGCCCGATGAATTGATGACGGTGAGGCCTCCGGCCTGATAGCCGTTGGCGGAGTTGAACCCCTGACCGGTCGCAGACGTATCGTTTCCCCACTGGTCCCATTGGGTGCTTGGCAGGGAGAAGTTCAGCGGAACCACGGTGCTGATGATGTGATTATTGTGAACCCGGATATCAGAGTCGCGTGTGTCCGTCGAGAAATCGGCCACGCCGCTCTCGGACGAGCCGCCAGATCCCCTGATGTTGTTCCCATTGATGGTGACGTTCGAGGTTGTTGCGCCCGCTGTCGTGAAGATGCGGATTCCAGTCCCGCCGCCGCCACTGCAAACGAAGATTGTATTGCTGCTGATATTAATTTGCGACTCTGTAGCTCCGGAGGCTGTGGCCCCGACAGTGATATTCGAGTCGTTGGCTGTACAGGCCGAGCCGCCGAGGTCGAGCGTGTTACCGGCAATGGTGAAGCCCGTCGTGACCCCAGACCCCGAAGAACCCGTTGTGAGTAGTATGGGCGACGTGCCCACCCCGGCGTCCTCGGAGTTTGTGACCGAATTGCCCGTCACCGAAACGTCGGAGGACGTGGTAGCGCCGCTGCTCGGGTAAAGCTGGATGCTGCCGCCATTGATGGTGTTGTTTGCGACGGTCCCGTGTTGAGCCCAGTTCTCGATGCCGCACCGGTCATTGTTGGCGGTACAATTCCTCCACACATTTGCGGTGATCGTCGAATTCATCGACCCGGCGCTGATGCCAATGCCTCCGCCGTAGCCCTCGCCGTCGTGGTAATTGCCGCTGTAAACCAGCCCGTCGACAATCGAGCAGCTCATCGTTCCGCCGTAAAGCTCTGTGGAGAATTTGGTCTCTCCGGCGGTGTTATAGAAGTGGTTTCCGGTGATGCGCCAGTCCTGGGTGAGTGAAGTGGTTGCACAGGTCGACGCCAGGGTGTCTGCCCAATAGATAGCGTCCCAATTACCTCCGCCCAGATTCCCGTAATTCCAGAAGTCATTGTCAGTAATCCGCACGTGCCCGGCCACGCCATAGGAGCGGATCGCCTCTCTCCTTGTATTGGTAAACAGATTGTGCTCGATCCAGATGTAGCTGGCGTAGGGGTTCAGAGTGCTGCCGACCTCGCCCTCATAAATCCAGATCGGGAACCCGTAGAAATTTTGAAACGTCATCTGCTCGAACCAGATGTGATTCGGCGCCGCGGCGGCCACTGAATTCAC